CATTTGTTGACGAGTAAGCGGTTGTAGATTTGTTTATAGTCGCTGAACTTGTATAGAGAGCTAAATTAAAAGTATTTCCTGTTGATGCAGTAAAATTATGTGTTGCTGTCAAAATTTCGACTTTAAAGCTGTTGCAGACTGCTGATGTTATTGCCATAGTTTTTATTCCTTTTAAGGTGAAGGTGAATCGATTTTTATACGAATCGTTCCATCGTCATAATCATCTCTTCGTCTTCTACCTACTTGTTCGATAGCGAACTTCTCTACTTCTTTATTATATCGTTGCTCGTAATATGTCAACATGTCTTGAGGACCTTTTAAATACCCAAAAGCTTCTACTAAAGAGGCATAAAGCAGACCGTTCGCAAAATTCTTGCTTAAATACGTTCCAGTAATATTATTAACTAAACTACCTGGTATAGCTACATAATTAACCTGAAAAGTATAAGTTTTGTCGGGGCACGGGGCAAACATAATCGTGCCAGATGTCGTATCTGAAAACCCTGTTGCTCCTCCAAACATTGCATAATATTTAGGGATATCTCTTCCTGTAGCTACCGTTGTACCTGCTGTACCATAATTATTATATTCATTAAGAAAGGTAACATCTCTTTTTTCTAAATATTTTAAAGTATTGGGAGAAGTATCATCTTCGGTAACCTGAACTGATCGTACTACTAAGCAGCCAGCAGGCGCATTAATATATTCTTGACCCACGACTAAAGATCCTGTTTGAGATTTTCTATCGGCATCTATATTAACATCTCTTAAAATCCTAGTTTCCGCATCTGTAATAAAACCATCAGTAATCGTAGATGTAAAAACATTTGTGGTATCCGTAACTTCAGTATAATTCTGAATTGCTGTCGTCAATGTTGCATATGTAAAATTAGTTGCCATTAGCTTTGCGGTCCTATCGCTTTTAAAGTTACAGGTCCAGAAGAAACACTATCTCCTCCAAACTTTATCCCTCCAGTTGTAGCAGTATCTGTACTAACCGTAAAGTGATAATAATTCGCTGGAGTTTTTAAAAGGGTAACCGTTGCTCCTGTAAGATGAGCAGCTGCGGTTGAACCAAAAGCTCCTCGAGTAATTCCTGTTAAATAATTTCCACTCGTTCCCGTGTAACTTAAAATTTCAGTATCAATTAAAACTCCCCATGTTGGTGTTCCGACTGGATTGGTTGGCGTAGGTTCAGACTGTCCAGTAGCCACTCCAGTAAATTGTGTTGCACTTGCTAAAAGTACCGTTGTCGTACTGGCATCAATTCCTCCATTAAGAGTAGAAGTGTTGGCATAAAGATATCCTGGCTTAATTGTATAACCTGCAGCTAAACAAATTTTAGCTCCTGTGATTCCATCGATAGTAGGAATATCTTGAAATACAAATACACCATCATCAACAGTCCCTGTGGTTCCTCCTGTAGTAGGAGGTCCTCTAAATCTTACCGTATCTCCATAACTTCTTTGATGATCTGTTTGTTCAACATTTATAATTCCCGAAGCAGCAGCATAAGTTTGAAAAGGATTATAGCCTAACCAACGTAATGCATCTGGAGAAGGTTGTTGAACTCTTACTTTACCAAGCGCGGTAGGATCTGCTTGATGAGGATAAGGATTTAATTGAGGTTGTTTAGATTCAAATTCAGAATAATGAACAAATAAACCATTCCATTGAGTAACCATTTCATTCCATGGAAAGGACTGTCCACTAATGTCTGAAACTGCCAGTGCATATTTTCCTTGTGCATATCGTGCCATAATTAAATATTAGGATAGTATGTTTTCGGCGTAATAAATGTACTTGCCGCAGAACCATCCGCTGCCTCCGCTCTGACTAATTCGTCTTCATATAATAATTTTAAATTTTGTGTTCTATCCGGTGCATATTTCATACTCAGGTAATAAGCTAAACCTGAACACATAGCCGGAATATAATTATAAGGAACATCTGTAGCATTAAAATAATCTCCTGCATCTTGAATTCTATTTAAATACCAAAAATGTATATAATTTCCTGCCTGTGTGGAACTTGGAGTAATGTATAAAGTGATTGTGACTTTATCAATAAATCGTTGGACCCAGTATTCTGAAGGTTGCCCTTCCGCTAATCTATTTGAATTAGCAGCATAACTGGCTCTATCAATTTTAGTTAATGGAGTATCCGCTTGAGTTGTAGCACCTCTATTGGTTCGATAAGACATTTGAAGAATGTCTTCTATTCCATAAATACTTTCCGCAACCCCAGCATTTGTTACACCAGCATCGCTGGTTCCGTCTGCTGTCGATCGATACAAAATATAGATAGCTTGCGACGCAACTAACGTGACATTAGTCTCTGCTACTTCCCAAAAATGTAAACCTCGATTAGCCCATTCTTGAAAAAGAATGTTAAGAGATCGTCTTGCAGTTTTTAACTGGTAACCAGCAACTCCACGAAGACCACATCTTTCAAAAGCTTCTTCAACGATTTCATCAATTGAAAAGTTCTTGCCGAACGTTGCTGTTCCGGAAGTAGTATTCGCCATACGTTACTCCCTTCTTATGTAAATGTTCCAGTAACTACTAAAAAATCACAATTTGATAAAACCGCATACATTCCAGTATCACAATAAATACCTTGACCAGGAACATAGAAGTGAGTCCATTCACCATCTGCAGTTCCAAATTTAAGTTCTGCTACCAATTTAGCTGCTGTTGCAGCTCCTACGGTATTATAAATTTTTACACTTGCATCAGCAGCACTAGCTTGTGCACTAATCGCCATGATTCTGGCTTTAGTAATATTAGTTGCACTTGAAGCGACATACTTTTGAAGTTGTGCTGTTGCAGCTACGGCTATGGTTTGTTTTACATCTGTTTGCATTTATTCTCCTTAGTCGTGAGCTCCCGAAGGAGCTCACAGTTTATCTATTAAGACTCTTTAGCCCAAAGACCTTGAGAATCTACAACTGTCCAATGGGCAGTTGAGTTCAAAGATGCAAGGGTCACATAGTCTCCTACTTTTGAGGTAGCTTGTGTATTAATTAAATCTTTATTGTCTGTTAAAGATCCTGCATACAAAATACCATCAATACTTACTGGACTAATAGTCAAATTGTTTTGACCATCTGCTCCTGTATTTACAAATGTATATACATTCCCAATAGCAATGGATGGTAGGGTGAATACTACATCCTTAGTGTTTGATAAAAGTGTTTTTCCACAATCACCATTATTAATAACAACAGTGTAATTTGAATCCTTCTGTTCGATATTGAATCCAGTTACTCCTGCTTCGTTTTTCTTCCCAACTAATACTGGGCCTCTAAACAATGTTGATGCCATGATTATAATCCTCCTAGTTTGTGAATCTAGTCTCTAGGCCGTCGACTATACTCGTCTAGATTCATTAAATAATTGTATAGTAATTAATCTATAACGCAGATTTGCGTTCAGTGCAAGGTATCCCTGTGGTTTTGTATGATTTTTGATAGCGCTTAAGTGGCTATCGAAACTTCGGCTTGGGCCTCGTTTATTTTAGTTTGAAGCGTTTGTTCTTCAAACTCTTTGGCAATAATCTCTTTAACAATTTCCTGAATTTTTTTATCGATATAGGACATATTAATATTATATTTGCCCTCCTTCAGGTGTTCCTGTTGCCATTCTAACTCCAAGGACTTCTTTTGTATGTACAGGTCTTGGGTCACTTGTAACCTCCTCATAGGTTATCCATTTACGATCTTTCCTCGTAAATCCATTAGATTCAAACTTTACCTCATTTTTTCCCAGTTTGTCAAGGATTGATTTTTCAATATCCTCTGCTGTATCTTTAGCTGAAATATTAAAATCAGCAGTATAGCCGTAAGCATGAATCTGTATTCGGAAGTTTTTCTTAATGAATTTCTATCTTTATAGTCGAAATGATGCGATTTTAAGGCCGCCTCATTTCTAATTTATTGATTACGCTCCTTGTACGCCATAGATACCTCTATAGTCGGATACGCCAAAAACGTATCTTTCTCTAGCTTTGTATCTAACATTACCAGTATCAAAGTCCCCTTCCATTGCAGTTGTCAATGGTGTTCTTTGGAACATTTTCATACCGTTAGGTACGTCCGTGATAAGATACCAGCTATCAGCATCAGTTAAGAAATTGTTCACTCTATATCCTTGAGGAACCATTCCCATTGAAAAGATAGCATTGAGATCGTTATCAGCAGTACCAGTTCTACCTTGAGATTTTAAAATTCTCTCAGCATTGAACTGATTGCCTGAAGGGACAATCATCTTGACCCCTTTAGCTGCTATTCTTAAACCTCGTTCATCAGTGAAAGCATTAATATCAATCAATGCTGTTTCCAATGAAGTTTCGTTTAAGTCCGCTTGAGTTGATAAAGTGTTTTTAACATTTGTTCCACTTACAGTTGTGTGTGCAGTAGAGAACAATGCAACGCCATCCCCTGATTTAAAAGTTGCCGTTTGAGGCAAGCCATTAACCAATGGGTTAGCTGCTTTAACTTCTTTCGCATTAGACATGGATCTAGCCAAAGCTTTTGTATAACGAGAAGCAAGTCTGTCGTAGAGATTATCTTCGATAGCTTCTTCTGTTATCGCAAATGCTAGAGCGATAGTTTCCATTGTGTACCTTGCAGTGTAGGTTTCTTCAGCATCATCATATCCGATGCCTTGACCTTCTGGTTTAACTTCAGCGTTCGCGAATCCAGATAACATGACTTCTTCTTCAAAAGCCCTGTCACTTGATTCAGTTACGTAAATTTCAGCATGTTGATTATCATACCGTTTATATTCCAGCCCAAATAGTGCATTTAGGCCTGGTTCTAGTTCTTTAACTAGCTGTGCTCGTGATATTGCCATTTTATATGCTCCTATTATGATGCGGACGTCAAACCGCCAGAGTTTACTTGGTTAAGGTTCTGAACTACGACATAAGTTGCATTAGCTGCAGTTATGTCTTTGTTTTCAGGATCCTCAGCCGAACGTAATAATCTCCATTGATTCGCTGTTGCCGCAACAGTTCCAGTAGTTAGCTCTGAGCTAGACTGTCCATTAGTAGTGGACCCTGCAGCTGTTACCGTTAAGCCATACGTTTCAAAAACGTCGACTTGTAGAACTGCTGCATCCGCTGAAACATTATAAAGTTGAAACGGATTGTCCAGAACAAAAGCTGTTGTATTTTCGCTGTTTGCTGGAGTAACGTCAGAATAGTAATTCTGCCAAGTTGGCTTCAAAGTTGTAGCCGCATTGTAGAATACACCATTCAACACACCGATTGTAGTGTTAGTTATAGCTGCCTGCGCAGTAGTCACGTATCCATTGACCACCCTTACGGATGTTCCTTGGAACATAGACGTACCGTACGCTGCCTCTATGTAGTATTTGGATTGTCCTTGGTTCGTGTAGTTTGATCCTAACGTTCCTTGGGCAATTAATCCAAATCCAGCACCATTACGATTTGCCATAGTATTACTCCTATATGTTTACAGTTTTACCTGTAAACGGTTAATTTATTCAGTGATAGGGAATTGGTTGTTATCCCGAGAAAATTAGCTTTTCTTTGTACCACCGAAGGTTACGCGAGATTGTCGATCAACATTGATCGGCATACTCTTATGCTGTTCCTTCATGAGATCGTGTTCTACAGCTTCGTCTTGCCCTCTAGATAAACTATCTATATAGGCTGCTCGTTGCTTCGCAATCTCTTCCGATATCCTTGCCAGCAAAAGGCCACCAACTCCAATGACACCTGCGTATTTACCATCGGTAATTACGGGATATTGAGTATCTGGATATTCATCGGCTCTCACCAATTCAAATCCTTCTCTCAAACGAGCTGAGACATTTTTAGTGTCTTGAAACCCTAAACTCTCTGCTCTTATCCATCTATGCCTAAATCCATCAGGCGCAGGCGGAGCATCTAAAGATGATGGGGGAGTCCACACTTTTGGTCTTTCAGTCTTTGACCGTGTTGAGCTCGCACGAGAAGTTTTATCTTGTTCTTTTTTCATATGCTTATGCCTCCTTCGTGAGTTTTAATTGTTTCGCATATTCTTCGAGTGGCACACCTAATTTTTTCGCAATAGCGACCTGTGAAGATGTGAGTCTCACAGTTTGGCGTCCTTGTTTTACACTTCTTTGAGCAGAAGCGACCGACTGAACGGGCTTGGACGTTTCTATATGACCATCTTTAGCAAATTTATTTGGAAAGTCAACTCTTATTCTTTTGTCGACCTCCTCATAATACTCGTTAGACTTAGGGTCATACCCTTCCCTTTCAACCAGATCTTTATGGATTTCAAAAGCTGTGAATGTCATCGCTCGGTTTTTACCGAACCATGTATTTTTAGAAGCCCATGCTTCCGCTTGAGGATCCGCAGGTTGTTCAGGTAGCGTCTGTGGAGTTTGTCTTGGTAATTTACCACCGTCAGATAATTTGACGTCTTCTTTACGTTCTTTGGCTTGCTCCAATTTAGCATTATCAAATGCTAATGTCGCAATCCGTTTGTTAGCTTCGACTTGAGCTTTTGCATCTCCCGCTTC